CTCTTATGTACCTCGTGCGTGCGGCGTGCAGACCGTTTAGTAGGGAAGAATTAGCCCTAAATAAACGTTCCACGGTCCAACACGTAAGACGATCACTAGCATCGGATAAGTCTACCGTAGCTAGTTTTCGATCCAAGGAAGCCTTCAAAACCAAGTCGCCTGATTTGCTCTGATCGTGGAAATCGATAAAGTGTTTTGCAACACTCTTTCGAAGCTGCACTTGCAGCCAACTCCACACAAGTTGTTGGCACCACATCTGCGGTGCCGATTCGCTTGCTATCAGCCTAGGACCTTTTGCAGTCTTAGGAACGCACATCAACCTACTAGCCAATTCATGGTTAGCAGGGCGTGATACCGTCGAGCCTGCGGTTTTACCACAGTATTCTAACGGAAATCGACTCTGGAGCTTTGCAGACCAGGATTCCCAGTCGGATTTCTCCGACTGGTGCACTCGTTCTGCTACAGCACCACTTCCGTGCTTGAAACCAACGCCTAGACCGCCAGCTTCCAATTGCTCAGAAAACGCAATAGGATTAAAGTGGTCAAAGGCGCCGACGATAAGATCCGCTACTTGTTGGATCCTATCGAGGAGACGTCGATCTTCCTGCCTCCCCTTAATCTCTTCCTGCGACGCCGCTTCGCGGCTAATCGTTTGGAAAAGAGGTAGGGTATCAGGATCACTGCAACATTCCCCAATATGGAGAGCGTTGTGGTGATAATTGACGTTGAGCTTGTCGGCGTCCCACCGCAAAGTAGGACGTCTAAGGGCTCTTTCGACATCGTGGAAATTCCTTACCGACTGTTGTATACGGTCGGGAGAACATTCCACTTCGATTTTCTTCCCAAGGCAGCATAGCTGCCGCAAGAAAAATATCGCTGTTATGTCGGCATCCTGTCTCAAGCATGACTCCTTGTCAAACACACGCAACCATAGTCCCGCAAACAATCGCGGCACTTTGGTCCTCTTGGAAACCACAGAACTTAGTGGTCCCTCCAGCGGAAGGCGTCCATCTTCGAGACCCCTTAGCAATAAGGAATCAAGATGAGGGAGGTCTAGGGTAAACAGTCCTAGACCTCGAGTTTGACAATTAAGGGCGATTCTCTCGATATCGAGATCAAAACCCTTAAGGTCAGGGTATGCTGCAAGGACATCTTTACGTAGTCCTTGCAAGACATGGAGTAACGCATTAACTTGGCTTTTCATACAATTCTCCTTTAGGAGGATGGTATTCCAAGCCGCAGAATGCTTACCCGCCAATTGATTCCTTTAATCAATTGGTTACGCACTACGACGTCTTACTATGACTCGTAGTTCATCAACTTGGTGATGTTCGCGTTCGTCGATGCGACGAGCCACGAACACAAAGCCGATGCGACGTAAGTGGGATCCGTTAGGGTATCACCCCTTTGGTTCTCAATCACGACGTACGACTTCCGGACACTCGAAAGAGTAGCCGGCGCCACCGCAAACACGGTGTGCACGAACTCGACATTGTGGCGATCAATTATCACGCCACGTTTCTTGTCCGTGTACGAAGTGTTGCGGATGTTGAGCCGAAATTCCTCCGTAGAGGAACGAAGCAGGTACTCCGAGGAGCCCTGCCCAGTCCCAATACGGTTAAGAACTTTGGCCACCGCATTGACGGTGAGGGTTTGCGGATCTGCGAACATGATGTTACTCCTTGTGCTCGCTTGTTTGTGGGAAGGCAATACTACGCCTCCACCACCAGCACGTTGTCATCGTACTGATAACGAAGCGAGTATACCCATCTGATTGGCCGAAAGGAACGGCCATTGGGCTGTAAGAGAGACGAAAGACGTCTGACGGAGTTTCTGCTCCTTGGTTACGATTGCTGGGGTCATCGTTCGATTTCCCGAGCTCGGATCCGAGTAGCCGTCTACTCTCCAGATAGTCTTCGTATGCCTTTGGACGGTAACACCCGCCAAAGTCGCTGGTACTACGTTTCGCTGGGCTTTTAAATATGTCCCAACGTTTCCGCACCAGTCTATTAACCAAGACCATGGCATTGCTTCCCATAGAGACGAGAAATTTATCTCTGTGTTCAGCACTGCTGCCTTGGCTAATGCATACATGGATTCGTTATTCAGGTAACTCAAGTCAACTGCAGGTATCCACTTGCAGCTAGCTCGTATACCATGAACTGTATAACAAGTTCGCGGAACGCGAATAAATGCGTCCGCACTTTGCATTATAAATAAATCTGATGCAAAGCCGTTATACACTCCGATATCCACCGTCTTGCGATAGGATCCAGTTGTACGTAGCTTTTCGATTGTCCGAATTCGTCTTGCGACTTGTTCGTGAAAACCGATCAGCTTATCTAAATCTCGCACGAGTGGCAGCATGCCAAACTGCAGTTTTAGATTACCGCTAGCAAATTT